TGAAATGCTGCTGGATGATGTCCTCGGATCCCAGCACTGGGCGGCGGAATATTCGCCCGCCAGGGCGATGTCCATGGTATCAGTCCCGGCCAGCCGGCCCAGGATTTCATGCGCCCAGTCGTCCACCTCGGCCTGGGTGGTTTCTTCCGGAAGGGTCCGGAGGTCAACCGTGGCGGTCCCGTCGAAATTCCCCAGAAGGACCGGATGCTCTGCGAAGTCTGAGAATCTCACTACGCCGTAGGGTTTCTCGGCGGTTTCCGATGCGCCGGCGGCGTGGAATGTGAGGCCGGAAATGTCGCCCAGGTCAACCGCCAGTAGTTCGCTACAGAGTTGCTCGTTCATCTTTGTTCCTTTTCCCGGCGCTTGATGGCCTTCCGGTACCATTTCAGGGTGGTCTCCTGGGCATCATCAAAGGCCTGAACCTGGCTGGCCAGACTCAAAAGGCCTTCAATATTTACGGCGTAATTTGTCAGGAGCATATAGCGCCGGTCCCCGTCCCACCGGGCCGTTCCCATCCTCATGTGTTTCTGAGCCCATGAGGCGACATTCTTTCCGATCTTGGCCCGGTCTGGGCCAGCCTGTAGGCGCCCGGCCGCCACTCCGGCGCCCAGCCATCCGCCCTTGTGAATCCCCACCCGCTTGCGGCGGGCCGTCATGGCCCGGTTGAAAGCGGCATTACTCACCACAATCATGGATGACCAGGGAAGATTGGCGGGCGGGTTGGCCTTGCCTCCTCTCATTTTATCGATGTGCCGATTGATTTCGGCGGCGTCAGATTTCAACTGGCCGGGCTGGACTTCGTTCCAGCTTCCATATTTCAACTTTACGCGGGCCCCGCGGCCGCCTTGTTTCAGTCTCCTCAGAAGCTCCGGGCGTTTCGGGGGGATCACGTAGCAGACCCGCCGGGCCGAACGTTCCATGCTCTTCTCGATTGTCTTCTTTGCCTTGGCCGTTAGTCCCCAAGGCTGGGTCTTGTTGGCAAGGTCTTTACCGAAACGCACCGCGAGCCGGGCGGTGGCCTGGCTGGCATCCTCCGAGAATTTCCTGGCCAGGCGCTCCATGGTGATTCCAGGGTCTTCCTCAAATCGCATCTTCATATCCCCTGCTGGTCGTCCCTGAGTGCGATGGTATAAAGCCCACCGTTCTCGGTTATTCCGGCAATCCGGAAGTCTTCGCCGGCGTAGTTCGCCAGCTTGTTCACATAAGATAGGGCAGGGTCTGAGTATTCCGAAAGGAATTCCTCGGTGGTCACTACCACCTGCAGCGTGCTCTCCGGTTCGGCCACGTCGTCCGGATAGTCCTCTCCCCGCGATATGTCGCCCCTGATGGCTTCTACGCCGCCGCCGCCGTCAATGTGGAGTGAATCACTCCCCAGGACATCCGAGGCCGTACGCGCCAAGCTGCGAGCAAGGCCGGCCAGAATTCCCGGCTTCACCTACGGCGTCCGGCTTTCTTCGCGGCCTTCTTTGCCTTGGCGGCCTTTTTCGCCGGGGCGGCCGGTTTGCTGGCCAGGGCCGCATTGACCGCGGCCTCTGCTTTGTCAACCGCGGCCTGGGCGTCCGCAACGATTGCGGCGGCCTTGGCCTCGGCGGTGGCGAGTTCGGCGGCCTTCATTTCGGCGGCCTGGCTGGCGGCCGCTATCCGGCCATCAATGGCGGCGGGTTGGGCGGCCAGGGTTGCTCTCCGGTCCTCCAGAATTTTGTTCATATCCGAGAGGCCGGCGGCGGAAAAGTCCGCGGTTGAATACGTGCACGCCACTCCGGCGCCACTCTTGATTGATTGCGCCGCGGCGATTGCGGCCGCCTCAACGTGGCCAGGGGAACCGATGGCAAGAACCGTGGCGGACCAGTCCTCCCCGGTCCCCGTGAATTGAACCGCGATGGCCTCCGGTGCGCGCATTGTATTATGCGGATTCTTGGAGGGTCAGGGCGCCGGCGTCCGATACTGCGATCCCGTAGCATATTGCAAGGGATGCGTACTGAGCCCGGGAGGCGGTGTCCGCCCAGACCGCAAGCTCCACTTCCAGTCCGCCGGGGATCTGGAGAGTTTCGATGCGGCCGGTATTGTTGATGGCATCCCTGACTGCCGGCGAGCGAAGCGGTACGCCGTGATGGACAACCATGGCCTGTGGGGAACAGGCGAAGCCGTAGGCGTTGGTCTCGATGTTCGTCAGATAAGTATTGCTGTGGATACCATCGAATCCATACGCGCCCTCGGTGGACAGCTGGAAGCTGTTCTTGTCACTCGGGAGAAGCGAGGAAATGGCGGTCTTATCCAAGACCAGGTGAATTGGCTCCGAGCCGTTATTGATCGAGGCCCAGAGTTGCTGGCGATTGGTGGCGCCGAAACTTGACTGTGCTATCGTGTCCACCGTGTTGGTGAAGGTGGCGGCCTGGAGCAGACTATTGACTGCACCCCAGATCGTTTCGGAAAGCGCCTGGGCATTGCGGCCCGGTCCCGTTGCGAAGCGTTGTCCCTGGAGTTGCTCCTGGGATGTTATCACCCACGAGATCGAGTATTCATTGACCGTGATGGCGGCATTGTTATTGTCGCTCCCCACTTTGGCCTGGTAGTCAGTTGAGTTCGTTTCAACCTCGGATGCGTCATTGGAGAGTTCCACCTGGATGGTGTTCCGGCCAGTGGGCACTCCACCCGGGATGGCCTCCAGCGAGAAAGCGCGGTGGGGTGCGAATTCATTGCCGAGCTTCACAATGAAGCGATCAGCGAGGCGGTCAATAACTAGATCAGCGTCTAAGGCCATGGGTCAGTGGTGGTGGAGATTATTGTGAAGCGGTGTAGCGGGCCAGGGCGTCCTTGTTCTTTTCCGCGAATGCGAGGCGATCAGCGCCGGCGTTCATATTCTGGTAGTCGTGCCAGGTCTTTTCGTCATGGCCGAGCGGGCCGGTGGCGGCGTCCGGATCGATGTTTGCATCAGCAATGGGAGCGTGGCCGGCGCCACGAAGCATTTCGCGGGCCTTATCGGATGCGGAATCCTTGGCGGCCTCAACGTCCTTTTGGAGTTGGACAAGCTGGGAATCCCGGTCCTCCACTTTCTGGGCGAGGTCCAGCCGGTCGGCGCGGAGGCTTTCGATGTCTTCGCGGAGGCGGTTCTCGGTCCAGGCCTTGTCGTCTTTCAGCTTCGCAATTTCCTGGCGGGCCGATTCAAAAGCATCGGCAATCTGGTCAGGGGATGACGCGATCATTTCAACGGCGGCCTCTTTTGTGGGGCGCTCTGAGTTGCTATCGATACCGAGCAAGGAAAACAATTTTCTCATAAAGTCTGGAAGGTTCAGTGGGAGTTTCTGGGATTGGTGCCGGGTTGTCAAGATAGTTTAAACATTCCTGTGGCGCGGTCGCCGGCCGTGGCCACGCACAAGCTGCCAGGGCGGCGCCGGTGGTGAGGCGGTCTGCGAGGCCGAGGGCCAGAGCTTCCTTGCCATCAACCCACCATTCCGCGCCCAGCCTCTTATCGAGAACCTCGCGGCCTGGGTTATTCGGGCCGAGTCTGGCCTCCAGCTTGTCCAGCAGGGATTCGTCCATGCGGTCCAGCACCATCTTCTGGCGGGCCAGGTCCATTGCGGTTCCGCCCTCGAAGGACCGGGTAAAATGAAACATGAGCCAACCGTCGGGTGGCATGACTACCATGTCCGCCTCCAGCGCAATGTTGGCGGCCATGGAAAAGGCCATCCCATCAATCTGGGCAATGAAGCCCGCCGGGTGCGAGCGGAGGTTGCTCAGGATGGCTTCGCCATCAAGGACGCTCCCGCCGGGCGAATGGATCCGCACCGTGATAGGTTCGGAAGGGTCCGCCCCCTGGATGTCCGGAAGGACGGCGGTGGCATTGGCGGTTGGCCCGCCGATCTGGTCATAAAGAAAAATCTCACTCATCGTCTTCTGGTGGTGCGGGTGGTTGTCCCGGCGCCATCGGCGCGAGGGTTATCGGTTGGCGGATTCCGCCTTGGTCGCCCCAAAGGGCATCCACCGCGGCGCCGGGTTCCGGCAAGCCGGCAGCCTCCCGGAAATGTCTCTCATCCTCTTCCTGCGGGGTCAATGCGCCGGACCGGACGCCCACGCCGTAGCTGTCAAAGTTTTCTTTCTGGCTTGGCCCGGCCTCACCATCGCCCGCGCCTCCGCCTCCGCTTCCGCCCGCTAACAGTTCCTCTGGGCGGATTGGGCGCTCTGGGGTGGACATTGACGCGGCCACCTCTTCCGCGGTTTGGATTGTCCGGGCGCGTTCGGTCATATGCTCCCGGAGGCTTTTCCCCCGGTTGGCTTGGAATTCTTCCTCGCTCATGGCGCCGGCCAAAACCTTTTCCAAATCGGCGCGTTCCTCGCGGCCATCGTCGAGAGTTAGCCGGGCCGGGCGGGTGACGCTCCATCGCATGGACTCAACCCGCGGCGCCCGCGGATCCGCCAGTCCCCAAGTGAGAACCTGGATGGCGGCCTCCGATAAGGTGCGGAATCTGTTTCTAACACTGAGCCGGGCGCGGACCAACTCGGCCCGACTGGCTGTGCCCTGTTTCGGAGATAATCCCACGAGCTCCCCACACCATCCGGCTCCTGTAACAGCCTCTTGGACAAGTGCCTCCTGAAAGTCCTGCCAGATTCGGCCGGGCGTTTTTTGCTGGAACGCATCGATTTCAGCGCCGGAGTTCAGATAGTAAATCCCAGGCGCCACTTGCTCGCGTGTCATCTCCTGGCCGGTGGTGGAATTGACCGCGCCCTCAAATCCGGCATCGGTCGATTGTGGTGTTCGGGTGCCACGGTTCAGAAGCAAAACATTGGAGCACAGGATTTGACGAAGGATCTCTAATTCCTTCGACTGGAGGCCTTGGAGAATATCCGAAAGGGCGTGTGAGAAAGCAGGGTAGCCGCGCCGTTGCTCTGAGAAATCCTGGTCGAATATGTGCACCATCCGCTCCGCGGGAATATCCTCGAAATCTGTTTCCCCACCAAAGACCCGGTAGAAGACCACCCGCCCTGCGGAGTCATAGCCCACCCCGTCATCGAGCCGGGCGCCATCATTCTGGCCGCCCATGATGTAGGACGGCGAATCGCTCCGCACTCTGTAAGCCGGAATTGGAGTGACCGCGTGGCGGCCATCGCCTGGGCGAACCGTCTTCAAGAGGAAGGCCTCGCCGTCGCGGTCAATGGCCTTGCTCACTGTTTCCCAGAATGGGCGCCAGTGGCGGGACTGGATGTAATCAAACTCATAAAAGAAAACATCCTCTAGCCAGTCCATGGCACGCAACCCGGCGCTTGCATCCTCGCCATGATAGCGGGGCATGAAGCTTTCTTGGATCGTCAGCTGAGCCTTTTGCGTAATACAAGCTTTGGCGGCGTAGGTATTGAAAACCACCTTCCGCGACAGGGCCGCCAGGGCCCGGCGGTCGCAAGCCGGTATGAGCTTTCTTATCGAATCATCGCGGCGGTTGAATACGAGGCCGCGGGATGTGTCCCGGTTAACCGCCCGGGCGAACCTCTCGCCGGCGGGCCGGCCGTACTGGTCAAGGATTGTGCCCATTGCTAGAAGGTTGGAATGGTCCGGTTGAGCAGGGCGGTCCCACCATTGGTCAGGAGGCGGTGGAGCTTGTTGAGGATGGCAAGCA